CGCGCCACAGGTCGGATTAAAAATTACGACTTTGGTGATTTTGTGCTGAGCAGTCTTTTAGGTCAAGACGAAGGTCAGCTTAATACAGAAGCTCAAAAAATCAGTGACGAAGCGCTAACAACGAGATTTGGCGGGTCAACTCGAAAACTTGAACGTCTACTGAAATCACAGGGTCAACTAACACCTGAAATTGCTGCATTACTGAAGCCTCAACGGTACCAGACCGCTGATCAATTTGCAGCAGACCTTGATTCCGTCACACAGCACATCAATGCAGTCAATGCTGCGCAAGCCTCAGGCCTTGATTACCAGCCGTTGCTTAAAAATGGTGGCCTACTGACTCAAGGTCAGGTGGATGGCTTGATCGCCAAAGACACACGCGAAAGAGCTGACAAGCGCACATCGAAGCTCGATCAAAGGTATGACGATGAAGTCAGTCGTCAAACGAGTCAACAGCAATTCACCAACAGTCTTGCTCTCGATGAACGTCAATGGCGCAAGTGGAAGACTGCGGAAGATGACAAATGGCGCCGTTATCAATTTGAACGCGATGCTGCCGATCGCAAAGAAAGTCGCCGGGACCGCAAAGATGAACTGCTGCTGAACATGCAGCAACGCACCTTGGATCGCAACTTTGAGCGCGAACGCCTGGACCGCGCGGATGCCCGTAAGGACCGGGACAAGCGCACGGCCATGCTGCTGCAAATGGTGCAGGGCCTCTCCAAGCTGGGCTACGGCATGGCGATCTAGTTTCCGTTAGACGTCCAGGTCCCGTAACGCTTGCGAGCCAGTTCATACAAACGGCCTCCGGGACGCATTGACTTGGCGGCACCATCACTATTGGTGCCCCAGCTGTCTGTGCCGGATTGATGAGGATTACCGACAAGCACGGTGCGGTAGGCATGGGTGATGTCGTGCTGACCCGGCTTAAATCCGCGTTGCTCGAAATAACGCTGCACGTAGGGCATCTGCTCGGCAATGGTCATGTCGCGATCAGGTAAGCCAACTTCCTTGCGTGCACCAGGGCCAAATTGAATCAAGCCGCGATACTTGCCGCCAGCACCACCCCAGACATTGGGACGGTGGGACGATTCCATTTCAATCAACGCACCGAGTTCATAAGGGTCGAGTTGGAGGTTGTTGGCCGTCTGGCGAATCGCTTTCGCACTTTCTGGATCCAAGCTGCCACCTGAATAGGACCCATTCATGCCAAAGGTTTGCGGGGCTTGACTGGCACCACCAGTCGATTGCGCTGTTGATCTTGACGATCCACCAGGCACTTGCGCGGTGGACTCTGGAGGCGCAGAGGCTTCCGGTGGCTTGGGATAGCTGTCACTGTCCTCACGGTCAAGCCTGGCGATCTGCTTTTTCAGCAGTTCATCCTGCAGGGCGTAATGCTTCTCTCTCCAGCTCTTGTCATCATCATCCTTGTCGGTGGCAGCCATCACAGCGCCGCCCAGGACGGCACCAATGCCAGCAACCTTGCCGGCCATCTTGACGCGATCGGCTTTATCCCGCACCAGCTTCATGCCGGCCTTGGCATTCATGCCGGTCTCGGTGACATCCGCCACCGCTTCGATGCCTTTGGTGGTGAGATCAGCACTGGCTTTCATGGCAGCAATCTTTTCAGCGCTGCGTGTGTTCATCGCCACCTTGGAGAGGCCGGCATAGTCCGGACCTGAGCGGCGCATGATCGTGAAGCTATCGGCAGCAGTATCAGCAACAGCTTTGCCAGCGGCTGCGTAATCACGGGCATTGCTGTTATTGAGGGAAGCAAAGCGCATTATCACAACTCAAAAGTTATCTCTATTCTAGAAAGTTAGAATAGTCGTATTGTCAAAGGAACAGAAATCGATGGCTGGATCGATCGATAAGGGAATGTTTAATTTCCAAGGCGTGATGAATAAGTTCTACAATTATCAGCCCAAGAAAGACGACTCTGAGGGCCGGGCGATCAAGAACAGTTTCATGGCCAACATGATTCAGTCGGGCTTTGATGCGCAAATGGCCAAGGACATGGCCCAAACCCAGAGCTCGCTGGCCAAGAGCAACATGATCACCGCTGCTGATCTGGAGGCTCGCAACACCAAGGCCAACATGGACCGTGAGTTCAACTACGGCATGCAGACCATGGGTGCGCAGTACAAGCTGCAGAACCAGTTTGCCGATAACCAATACAAGCGGGACCTGGGCATGCAGGCTGCAGCCAACATTGAAGGCCGCAAGAACATTGGCGCCCAAGGTGCTCAAGAGCGTCTGACCTCTGTGGTCAAAGGTGAGCAAGAACGTCTTGGCATGGCGGAGAGCGGCAAGCAGACCCGCCTTAACACCCAGACCACCGGCGAGGAGGGCCGCAAGACGATCGAAACGCAAGGCGCCGAGGGCCGTAAGACAATCCAAACTGAAGGGGAACAGACCCGGCTGACGGACACCAACAAAATCCGCACCACCGGTGATGAACAGCGCGAGAGCATGCGGGAAGAAAACCGCCTGCAGGCCAAGACCCGCGCCGATCAGTCCCGCTATTCCAGGCAAGGTGCCCGGAGCTTCTGATGACTGAATCCACCAGCACCAAAACCGGCAAGGTGTATCTCACCGTTGTCGATCAATGGCTGGACACCCTGCCCGCTGCTGAGAGTGAGCAGTTCCGTGAGTTCGCCGAAGTCACCCCATCGGTGATTGAGATCTGGGTGTTTGCCGGAATCATGAAGTATCCCGGCAGCTTCAGTGACCTCAACCGCTGGCTGAAGATGAAGTACAAGAAACTGAACCGCCGTGAAATCCTCAATTCTGAGATTGCTGCTTTGCATAGTGATGTGCAAGAGCTCCGAATGGCCATTACCTCCGGTGAAATCAAAGGATCCGATGGTGCTGCGCGTCTGGCGTCGCTTGAAAAAGAGCTTCGCAGCCATATTGAAACGTCGGAGCGGATGAACAAGACCACCGACAAACGGGGACTGATCCTGGCCGGTGCTGACCGGGTGATGCGGGAGTTCACCAACATCTTTAAAGATGACCCACAAATGGAGGAGCCGATCGACAACGCCATCCAAGCGATCTGGGCCAAGATCTACAGCGAGGTCAGCAACTAATGAATGACCTACCGGAGCTTCCAATACTTGAGGATGCGTCGGTGGAAACACTGCGGCGCAAAGGCACACTGCTGCGAAACCTTCCTGCCAAAGCAAGCCTTGAAGTGCCAGAGCTGTATTTCACCAACACCCGGGCGCTAGAAGCCGAACAATACGCCAATGATGTGCGAGCAGCGTTTGACATCAGTCGGCAGTACGAAAAGCGCTCCAGAGCAATCGCCAAAGCGCGTAACTACCAAGCTCAGAAATTTGCAGAGAAGAATAATCAGATATCAAAACGATTTGCCAATCGCTAGACTCAATCTAAACGGATAAAAATATGGCAATCCCCTCAGCCCATCTGGCCTATCAGCGCAATGCGCGGATGACCTCAGGCAAAGTGATTGCCAAAGAACCCTCACCAGAAGTTACAGCTGCAAGAGAGAACTTTGCTGACTTCTGCCGCTTGCTCGGTAAACCACCAGCCAAGCACATGATCGAATGGCACAACGAGTTCCTCACCGGCGAGAGCTCGGAAGTGCTGCTGGATATTGCAGGCCAGAACACCGCCATCCTTGCCCCCCGTGGATCAGCCAAAAGCACAGTGCTTGGCATGTTGGCCGCGTGGATGATTGGCCGCCATGCGGCGGCCGGGAAAATGCTGCGCATTCTTTATCTGGCCTACATGACTGACATCAGCCGGGCCAAGTCAGCGACGATTAAAGCCCTGGTGGGCAGCAGCAAATACCGCCAGGTGTTCCCGATGGTGCGCCTCTCCAAGATCAAACGCTCCGATGAGTATTGGTCGATTGACTATGAATACGCCGGGATCGACACCTCAGGGGAAGAGGCGTTCACGATTGCCTGCGGCGGCCTCAAAGGCGCCATTACCTCCAAGCGCTCCCAGCTGATCATCATTGATGACCCGATCAAAAGTGCCGCGTCGATCAACAACCCCGACATCCGCCGGGAGATGGAGCAGACCTGGTCGAACGTGATTGCACCGACCATGTTCCAAGGCGGCCGGGCGATCTGCCTGGGCACCCGCTTCCACTTTGATGACATCCACGCCACGCTCTTCACACCCAAATACGGCTGGAAGCAGGTGGTGCAGCAAGCGGTGATCACCGACGAGAACGGCAAGCAGCGCAGTTATTGGCCTGAGCTGTGGTCGATGAAATACCTCAACGAGCGCAAGCATGAGGACCGGGTGGCCTTCGCCTACCAGTACCTCAACACGGCGGTGCGCTCCACGGAGGTGGGCATCTCTCCGGAGTTGATCATCAAAGCCGAAGTGCCCGAGGACTACGACTGCCTTGGTGTTGGCATTGACCTTTCGGCCGGTTTGAACGAGAAGAACGATTGGACCGTGATGACTTTGGGAGGGATCAAGGACGGCAAGATCTATTTGATTGACCAGCGCCGGGCCCGCACCATGGGCAACCTCGAGAAGATGGATACGCTCTGCGAAATGCTCAGCGACTGGAACATCCTGCTGGAGAACGATGAGGGACAGTTCTTCCCGACCATGAGCCCGTGCATCATCTGGCCAGAAGCGGTGGCCTATCAAACCAGCTTTGAAGGCGATTTCAAACGGGTGATGATGGAGCAGCGGGCGCTCTACAACCTCACCTGTTCACCGGTCAAAGGGTTTAAAGGCGACAAGCTCGCCAGACTCAGGGGCGTTCTAGGCCTGTATGAGCACCGGCGCGTGGTCTGGAACAAGTGGCGCAAGTGGGATGTGCTGGAGGAAGAACTGCTCAACTTCGGCCACAGTCAGCACGATGACGCTGTGGACTCGATGGTATTAACAATGGGTGGATTATTGAGACGGGGAAATTTACAATTAGACTACAATGAAAAAAGTCTTACGTTGTAAATAAATCGATGTCGGATGTTAGTGGCTCCCGGTTTCTGCGCATGGCCGGTGGCCAACAGTTTTTTAGTGACTTGAATAAAGGCTTGCAGAAACCAATGCAAGCCGATAGCGGTGGCAGCACCAAGATGGGCCCCAACACCCAAATGAAGGAAAGCTCGCCGCGCTTCTCTCCAGCCAAGATGGAGAAGATGCCGACGATCACCCCGGAGCCAACTGAGGACGATTATCTCAATCTCGATCAGCCCCAAACGCCTGATAGCCCCAAGGTGAGCAAGGGACCAGGCTCCTTTGGCAAGCAAGCCGAACGCGAGAAGTTTCTGCAGGACTATGACATTGGCCAAGGAGAGGACACCTTCTCCATGGTCAGCGACATGAAGGCGATCAACAAAGCCCTGGGCATTGGTGGTCAGCAGCTCGATGTCGACAAGATGATCAGCGGCACGATCCAACGCGGTCTGGCCAACGACAATGTCGATCTGCAAGCGCTGGATCGTCACATCCGCATGGCACCGCTGGTGGATGAAGCCAAGTCCAAGCTGCAGGGTCTCAACGTCTATGGCGATGTGGCGCGCTGGCGAACGGAGCAGCTGCCTGACTTCAAGCTGCCCGAGCCCATGGAAGCAGTCAAAGAGCCTGATTTCAAAGGTATGTATAAGGATATCTCTGGAGATATCAAGAACACTGCCGATGAATACGACGATTTTTAATAGACTAATTTGATACCTGGAGGTAAGGATGTCGGCGCAAATCCGCACTGAGTTTCAACAGATTCTGACTGCGGCCAAAGAACGGCGCGGTGATCTTTCAGTGGACACAATGATCGTGTCCTCCCATCTTGCCCAGATGCGGATGTTCATGCTGCGGCGCGGGATTGAGTTCTTTGCCGAGCAGGACAACTTCGGTAAGCGCAAGGAATTTGTCGCTCAGGTGTGCGAGCACAACATGCTCGACATGAAGCTCGATTCGATCATCGATTACTTCCTCTGCGATGGCCAAGGCCTGTTTTACTTCAGGCCCACAGGCGACAACTACCAATTGCTGTATTTCCCCAAGGACAGCTACCGCGCCTACCGGGACCAGAACAATGAACTGGAATCGGTTGTCTTGATCTACAGCTTTTCAGTGCATGAGCCTGGTGTGCTCAGCCCGATGCCCAACACCAATGGTCGTGGCGGCAAGAAAAAATACATTCGCCTCAAGGTCTACAAAGACCGGATTGAGCAAACGATCTCCGATGAAAAGATCGAGTTCGACAACGAGATGGGGATGTTGCCCCTGACCATGCCGGGCTCGACTGAAACGCTGACCAACTCGCTGGGCTTCATTCCAGCGGTGGAGGTCTACAACCACATGGACTGCACCGGTGAAGCCTCCGGCAATGGTGAGTTCGACTGGCTCAGTCATCAGATCCTGTATCACGATGAGCTGACCCGCAACATTCGCAAGAACCTCAAGTTCTTTGGTAACCCCACCTTGGTCTCCAGCCGTCCCCGTCATGACTTGATTGAGAGCGGCGATGAGAATGCCTTCCGCCCAACGATCTCCAGCCAGGCCGGTTTTGCGCCGATGAACGGTGGCTCGATGCAGAGCACCCGGGTGTCCCAACCCTTTGGTGCCTCCAGCATCGATGGTCAGATCAAAGTGCCGCGGGTGATTGCCAACCTCGAGCCCACCGACCGGGTGCAGTACATGACTCCCGATTCGGTCTCGGGCGATCAGAACCTCTATGTCAAGCAATACCGCGGCGAGATCCGCTTGGCCCTGGGCGGCGTCGATGATCTCGACATTCAAACCGCTTCGACGGCCTATGAGATTAAAACCCTCTACGGGCGGGTGGCAGCGACAGCGGAGAAGAAGTGCAAATCATTGTTCAACTACGGCCTGTGCCGTTTGTTCTCGATGATGATTATGCATGAAGAGCGGATGTTCCAAGAATCCTTTGCAGCGGCATTGGAGATGAAGAAACCCGTGCCCCCATTGCAGGAAGATTTTGTTGAGAATCCAGATGACTTTGTGGTGGCACAAGAGAAGTATGAGAAGAAATTGATGAAGTTCAATGCTCAAAGAGATGAGCAACTTCGTGTTACACTTGAGTCAGGTGAATTGCCCCCTGGCGTTGTTGGCCTCATTCCAGACGGCAGCACGAAAGTGTCTTGGCGATGGATGGGTGAGGTCTTTGAAGACAACACGGAAGACGTCCTCAATAGCAGCATCGTCGTCCGTAACCTTCAAGAGCTAGGCGTCGATTCCATCGAAGCATTGAAGTACCTCTTCCCGAGTAAGACCGACGAAGAACGTGCGGCCATGCTCTCGGGCTATCCCTTCCGGATGGTCCAGCAGACTCAGCAATCACTCAATCAATTCATTGGATTGCTAGGCCAGCTTTATCAAATTCCCCACCCTCAAACACCAAACATGCCATTGGCAGCTGATGCCAATTTGGATATCACAGGGTTCCTATATCGCTCTCTTGAATTTTTACGTAAGGAGTTAAGTTACAGTGGAAGCTACAAGCCCTCAGACTCAGGCCCAAGCACCAGTCAGCTCTCCGATGCCGACCGCCTCCGCGCCGAGCTCGGTCTCCCCGTCCGTGATGAGCCAACCGTCAGCCTCCCCGGCGTCGGTGGGAACACCGCAGGCAATGCCGCAGGCCCCGGTTTACCAGCAGGCAGCGGCCCCGCAGGCTTCGGCTCCGGCGGCCAATCCATGGCAGGAAGCATTCCAGGCGCTCAGCGCCAGCTTGAATACAAGCAGCCCCTCCCCAGCCCAGGTTCCGTACTCGGCTTATCAGACTCCGACCCCTCAGGTCCCTCAACAAGCCAGCTGGGATTCACTCCCGCAGCAGCAATGGGCGCCTTCAGTGCCCCAGATTTCGCAAGCCCCTCTTTCAACCCCGCAGCAGGTCAGCCAGCAGGTGGCCGCTCCCGCGGTAAGCGAGGCAAGCGCACCAGCTGATTCCTACCTCAGCCAGATCTCTGATGAGAGCCTGCAGGTGCTGGAGCACTTCGGCGCTGAAGCCCCCTATCTGCTCAACAACTACGCCTGTGCGGTGGAAGACGCTCTGATCGAGCAAGTGCAGACCGTTCAAAACCAGTCCCTGCTCCTGGAAGCCGCTGGTGAAGAGCGTGCAGCCATGAACTTGATGCTGACCGATCCCGACGTTCTGGCCAACTACGTCAACGACTTCTACGGTCCCAACGGTCCCTACCCCACCGAGACCGCTGCTGAAACCGCCGCGCGCGAGCAGTCTGAAGCCCGCGCTCAGTTTGAGTCTGAAATTCAGGCCCAAGAGCAGGCGCAAGTGCCCGCCAACTTCCAGCGCCCGGAGATGGCCATGCCGACCCCCGGCCGTCAGGTCAACGCTGCCAATGACTTCTGGGGTGGCTTTGGTCAGATGATGGACAACAACCCTGAGAACGCTTGGAAGTATCTCTCCCAGGCTCCTGCTGGTGCTCTGCAGGCCAAGATGCTGGTGCAGGACCTCTGATGCAGCGCCCGCAGCCTCTTACCGACGCGCAGATCTTTGCCGATCCAGAGTTGATGGAGGCTGTCGGCCACTACAAACGTGCGCGTCTGATTGATGATGCGTATGTCAAACGGATGGCATCCGGTCAGAGCCATGAAGAGGCCACGATCGGTAGCCGCCGTGATGCCGGCATGGTGGTCCCTGAGGGATCACCAATTGCTGCGCAAAATGATGCCGATGTGGCCTTGGTGCGGCGCTATCTGCTGGAGCAAGAGAACCGCACCCTGCGCAACCAGTTGAATGCACCGGTTAATCCAGCCCCAGCGGGCCGCATGCGACTCGCTGGCACGGCGCTTGCAGGAGGCGGAACTGCAGCCGGATTGATTGCATTAATTGATTATTTGCAGTCACCTAAAATAGAAACAAAAGAGTAATTAAAAACGATGAATCGTTCTCCTTATTCGGTTGCAGAAGAGACGCTCGGTGCAGCCAGCGTGAACCGTGGCCTCCCGGGGATGGTGTCACCGGTGCGGCCGGGCCCCAACCTTTATGACGGCGGTGCAGCCAGCAAGCCCCAGGTGAACTCACAGCCCTACAACAACGACCGGCTGCTTGAGCAGAACATGACGCAGAACATGCACTCGGCTGCACCTCAAGCTGCTGCAGAGGCGATGGGTCAGGTGCGCAAGGCCTCCAGCGAACAAGCAGGACTGGAGCAGAAGGCGCGCCAGTTTGCCACCGAGCGCAAGTCTGAGGTGATTTACACCCTGGCTGGCGGCGCCGAAGGCATGAACAATTCCGCCATTGGCCGCATGGGCGCCCTCAGCGATGTGGACACGCAACGTTTGATGGAGAGCGTGGCAACCGGTAAAGCCATGGCGCAGGGATTGAATCCTGATTTGGGCGCTGCTGCTGCAGAAGCTCGCATGTATGGCTAATTAAAATTCATTAGAATAGAAGGACTGAGTAACAAGAATGCTGTGCGTTTAGCTGGTGATTCTGTAAAACATGATCCTGAGGTGTTTCAAACGATTTGGAAGCACCTCAAAACCGATGGCGTGCCGGATCAAGCTGCCAACCAGATGACAGCTGAGATGCTCACCCATGGTGAGGATTTTGAAAGTAGCGTCGAGAAGTATCAGCAATACGAAGACAACTACAAGTCCAAAGGCTTTAACGAGCATGCCGCCCAAGCAATGGCTGTTGAAGCGCTTGAGGGTAGACAAGAAGAGCCCAAAGAATCTCTGCGTTATGCACGCCTTCGCTAATGAGGCGTTAATTAACAGTTGAAACCAGTATTTTGGTCTCTAGCTTGAACGCAATTGATCAACGATTGAGTGTCAATCAAATTAACAGGCGATTCAGTTCGCGCTTATTTGCGTGAAATAGGCCGCATTCCTCTG